CAACAACCCGACCGTCGTCAACGCCTGGAGCCGGTCGGATGTCGACCGCCTCTACATCAACCAGATGGGCTATTGGGGCGGGATCACGTTCTGCGAAACCAACATGGCCCCGAATTGGCTTGGCACCGACGCCCCGACCGGGGTGAACGCCGTCGGGAACCTGACCACCGGCACCTATACGCTCGTTGTCACCGGCTGGGACGATTCCAAATTCTACGAGAGCCGGATTTCGCAACTCTCCGCCGACATCTCGGTCACGACCGGCGGCATCCAGGTCACGATGCCCTCGACCCCTGGCTTCACCTTCGCGGTCTATGTCGGCGTCGGTTCGGGCGCGCTGCCCTCGCAGTTGGGCCTTACCACCTCCGGCCCGACTACGGGGTCGTTCGCCGGCCAGGCTATCGAGATCCCGCCAGGGACCGTCGTGACGATCACCGGCCTCGGCGCCCAGATGATCCCGCCGGCCGCGCCGACCAGCGGCGTCACCGTCTACCCCGTCTACATCTTCGGGCGCGAAGCCTTCGCCTGCCTGAAGCTGGAAGGCGTCCAGTGGCTGCGCCCGAGCGGGGCCGATAAGGCGGATCAGCTCGATCAGTTAAGAGTTATCGGGTACAAATTCATGGAAGGATGGTGTATATTGGATCAACGCAAGATGGCGAGGATCGAATGTTCAGCATCCAACACCGGAACCTTTAACTGATTACTTGGAATTTCTTTCCAGGTAATTAGCGGAGCGAGGAGATTTTGTCATGTCGCAAGTACGAATTGAGACCGAGGTTCGTATGCTCCAGGGAGAAACCGCCGAGGCGTATAGTCGACGCTTATCTGCGGCGTTGAAAACTCTGTCGCTGGCTGATACGCAGCGCGAGATTGTCGAGAAATACACGGGGGAAAAGGCGGTTATCCGTCCATTTCGTGATCGGTCGACCGCATAGCGGAAAGGATTTCTCATGTCGCAAGTCAGAATCGAAGTCGAGGTTCGCATCATGCAGGTCGGGGCCGGCACCGGCACCGTCCTCATGGGCCAGCCGCAGGCCAACAATCCCGGCGTCGGCCCGCTGCCGCAGGGCAACGGCTCGCTCGGCAACGGGCAGATGCTGTTCATGAACGATGCGACGATGGTGCCGGGCACAGCGGGCGCGATCACCGAGGCGAACCTCTTGACGGCGCTGCAGACCATCGCCAGCGATTTCGCGGCGGCGACCGGCACGCCGCTCATCACGGCGGACATTCTCGCCCAGATCAACGCCTGGCAGACCGGGAGCCCGTAAATGGCCCTGCGCACCCTCGGCACCAACGCATCGAACAGCCTGACCGCGCTCGTCTGGAATGGCATGGCGACGCCCACGGCTGATGTGGCGGCGCTCAATGCCCTCATTCTCGACGACATCAACTCGTCACATCCGGTGGCGCAGATCGGTGGAGTCGGGGGGTTTGTGAAGGAGGGGTTTCTCTATGTGCCCAACCGAGCAGGGCCATTGGAGTTGCGCCCCGGTGACATCGTGGCGACGGACGGAACGAGCGGACAGGTCATTCTCTTGACCTCCTACGGCTTGTCCGCCGGACCCTGGACCCTAACGTGAGGATTCAATGGCAAAAGCCAATGTGAGGTTTGCCCATGATTTGACGGTGCCGCCGCCGCTTGGCGCGGATGTCGAGACGGAGACGGGGCCCGTCGAGGTGCTCGTCTTGAATCAGGCCGATCCTTCCGATCCACTTGATACGCTTCTCGTGGTCGCACTCAAGATCGGAAAACGCTGCGGCGCTCGTTGCTCGGTAATTAGAACGGGTGACGCAAGAGCGGACTTGAGAACTGCGGTTGCCGGGATGATTCTGATGGCAATCAATAATGCCGCCGAGATTCGAGACGCAATCGCAATGGAGAAGGCTGTCTGATGGCATGGACAGAAGAGATGCGCGCCAAGTCCCGTGCGACTTGGGAGCGTAAGAAGCGCGAGGCCGCTGAGGCGAAGGCTATGGCCGCCACCGCGCCCGAGCCGGAGCCGGCGCTTATGCCGGCCGTGCCGCGCGAGGGCGAGGCGCCTCAGCCGATCATCGAGGTCGACGACGGGATTGGGATTTCCGAGCCGCCGGCGGCCGGTATTCCCGATCCGTTCGAGGCGTTCCTCGCGGCGCAGGACGCCGAGACGCGGGCGGTGCTGACGGACATCGAACTGCGCACCATCTACGAACTCGAGATCAAGCGTGCCGCAGAAATGAAGCACGCCGCGGCAAAGAAGATCGCCGGGCAGCGGGCGCAGCGCCATGCCCAGGCCGTGGCCGGGCTCATTCCGGCCGAGCAGCTTGCCGCGGCCGCACAGCGAGAGCGGCTTAACCGCAAGGTCTCGTGGGTCGTCAACATGCCCGAGGCCGGCAATTCGGGGATGCTGATCGACGAGGGCGTGCGCATCGACGGGCGCCTCCTTTATCACGGCCAGAAGGTTACGGGCACCTTGTCCGAGTATGAGAGTTACCGCTCTATCGAGTGGCTGGCCCATCAGAACGAACTCGACTTCCAGGGGCGCGGGCGGCTATCGCGGCTGCGCCAGACGGCGACCGGCTTCATCAACAACAGGACATCGGCATGAGCGGCGAGGACAAGACGGTGGTGCGGCCGGTCGAGATACCGGGGATGCAGATCAGCTTTTCGAGCCCTATCGGGCCGAGCGGCAAGGGCATGAACTTCGTGCTGTCCGCCGGGGACGACATCGAGTTTGCCGACCTGAACAAAAAGCTCGACGTGATTGCCGCTGCCGCGCGCCGGCAGGACGCCTTCGAGCAGTTGCGCCTCGACCAGAACGCCCTCCTCTCCAATCGCAAGCTGCTTGCCCAGCAAAAGGCGAAGCTGGTCGCAACGCGCAACACGATTGATTCCAAGGTGGCGAATTTCCCCTCGCGCCGGCGCGAGGCAGATGCGACACGGGCGGCGCCGCAGGAACTCAGTGCGGTTTCGCAGATCGAGGGGCGCATCTTCGAGATCGAAGCGCAGATCGTCGGTTGCGAGGAGCGCATCCCGTTCTGGAAGAAACTGCTGCGCGGCGAGGAGCCGCTCGACCTCGATGACGATGAGCCATCGAAGATGGCGGCAGAATGAGCAACATTCTCTTTGAAGAAACGCTCAAATATGCGTCCTCTCGAGCCTTGCGAGGATTGCCGATGCCGCATCGCGTAGCCGTATCTTCGTGGCAGGATTGGGAGACGCTCACGTGTGTCGCGCCAATTTGGGCTTTGGGGGTGGGGATCATTAAGATTTGTGGGATTGAGTACGCTTTTCAGCCTAATATGGCGGCGGAGTAGATGTGCTCACCGCGGCGGCCATCATCGATCGGGCCAACCAGATTGCCAAGGGCCGCGGCATGGCCCCGCAGGGTCTCGATGGGCTCAACGCGATCCTGTCCGACCTCTGCGAGGTGCATGACCTCGCGCTTGCGCGCGGCCAGTTCAATTTCAACTTCGACCCGCAACTGACCTCGCTGTTCGGCAGCGGTCCCTACTCTCTGCCGCTCGACTACCTCAGAACCTCGGGTTCGTCCGGGGCGCGCGGCGTCACCCGTTCGGCCTGGTATCTCTACCCCGCCCCGACCCTGCCGGCGGCGCAGCCGATCTTTATGACGCCGATCGATCTCGCCGAATTCGACCTCTATGCCAAGCTGCCGAGCCAATCGACGCCGAATCTCTGGTGTACCGATATGGCGGTCCAAAAAATCATCATCTCGACATCGGCAAACCTGACGGCGGGAAGCACGGCAGGAACGGTTGTCTTGGCGACGGGCATCCTCAACGGCATGTCGATCTCGGGCGAGGGTATCGTGCCGGGGACGACGATTACGATCGCGGGCCTCAACATCACGCTTTCCCAGGCGGCGACGATCACCAACCCGAATTCCAGCGTTTTTTTCGGATACCCGCCGCTCGCCTATGTCTATCCGGCGCCGCTCGGCCCCTACCCGGTGACGGTGCGCTATCAGCGCAAGATGCCGCCGATCATCGACGACGGGGTGATCCCGTGGTTTCCGAACGAGGGGTTTCTGATCGAGAAGCTGGCCTCGTTCCAGATGCCGATCACCGGCGACAGCCGCAAAGACACGATGGAGGCGAGCGCCGACAAGAAGCTCGGCAAGTACCTCGGGCTTTCGGACGACAAGACCAACCGCAGCCAGGCGGTGCAACTCGATGGCCGGAATTACGGACGCGGCGGCGGTGGCGGCCGTGGGCTCAGGGACACGAAGACGATGGGGTGGGGGTGCTGATCTGTGCCCTCCTCGATCCCGAATAGCGCACCGATCAAGTGGGTCTTCAAGGGGCTGACCGACGCGGCTGACGGAACCAAC